GCACTGAGCAACTTCTTCAAGAGCATCGCTGATTCATTCCTGCAGATGGCATCGCAGATGATCGCCGAGATGATCAAGGTGTATGTCTTCAAGCAGATCACCGGCATCTTCGGCATCAGCGGCGGCGGTGGCGGCCTGTTCAGCGGCGCTGGCCCTGTCTCCGGTGCGTCGGTGTTCAACTCAGGCCAGGCTGCGTTTAACCCCGCTGCATTCGGCGCTGGCGGGGCGCTGCGTGCCATGGGAGGCCCCGTCACCGCCGGCCAGTCATACGTCGTCGGTGAGCGCGGCCCGGAGCTGTTCACGCCATCGAGCGGCGGCATGATCACACCAAACAACCGCGCAGGCGGCGGCGGCGTGGCCGTTACCGTGAACGTAGACGCCAAGGGCACCAGCGCGGAAGGCAGCGACCAGCAGGCCAATCAGCTCGGCCGCGTCATCGCTGCTGCGGTGCAAGCTGAACTGATCAAGCAACAACGACGCGGCGGCATCCTCAACAGCTGATGGCTACTTTCCCCGCCTACTTCAAGCCGCTCTACCCCGCCACCAAGCGCACGGAGCCCAAGATGCGCCGCGTCGGCTTCGGTGACGGCTACGAACAACGCCTCACCATGGGGCTCCACCAGCGCCCGGATAGTTGGACCCTCCGGTGGGATCTGGCCGACGCTGACGCTGACGACCTCGAAGCATTCCTGCAGGCCAGGGCGGATGATGCCGCGTCGTTCACGTGGACACCGCCCGAAACCGGCGCAACGGCCGGGCAATGGGTCTGCGAGGGTGCATGGTCACGCGAGCACCACGACTACGGCCGCAGCCGCATTGATGCCACCTTCCGCCAGGTGTTTGAGCCGTGAGCGTTCCTGTCTCCGACCTTCAAGGCGTCGCACCGAGCGCCATCATTGAGCTGTTTGAGTTGGAGCTCAACACGCTCCAGCACGGCATCAGCGCCACCTACCGCTTCCACGCTGGCTCCAACCTCAACACCAACGGCGAGCTGGTGTGGGCCGGCAACAGCTACTTGCGTTTCCCGGTTGAAGCTGATGGGTTCAGCTACTCCGGCCGTGGCAGCCTGCCGCGCCCGACGCTGCGCATTGCCAACCTGACCGGCACCATCACCGCACTGCTGCTGACCCTGCCGAGCGGCATTGAGGGCGCCAAAGTGACGCGGATTAGGACACTGGCTCGCTACATCGACGGCGCGAACTTCCCCGGTGGCGTCAACCCACTGGGTACACCCGACCCGACCGCTAGCTTCCCACCTGAGATTTACTACATCGACCGCAAGGCATCCGAGAACCGTGATGTGATCGAGTTCGAGCTTGCTTGCGCATTTGACTTGGCCAATGTCCGGGCACCGAAGCGGCAGTGCATCGGCAACATCTGCCAGTGGAAATATCGCTCAACAGAATGCGGCTACACAGGCACGGCATACTTTGACGCTGACGGGAACGTGGTCAACACACTGGCTCAAGACGTATGCGGCAAGACCGTTGACGATTGCAACCTGCGCTTTCAGCAGGTGTCGCGACTGGGTGCGGTCACAGCCGGCAGCAATATCCTGACGCTTGATGCAGCTGCTGGTGTCAGCAACGGCGATCCAGTGAGAGGGTTTGGCGTGCCTGCTGGTACGACAGTTGTCAGCTACACCGGCGCTGCGGTCACGATGAGCGCCAACGCCATCGCAAGCACCGGCCCTGTAACGCAGACCGGCACGTTGCAAACCAATCGAACGCAGATCATCATGAGCAGCGTTGCCAACCTGGCGGTTGGCATGGTGATCAGCGGCCCAAAGATCCCAGCCGGTACAACGATTGCAGGCATCAGCGGCACTACCATCACGCTAGGGCAACCAGTGAAGTGGGCGGATGTGTTGACGCCTGTTACCACCAAGCTGACGCTTGTGTACCTGTTCGGTATTCCATACTCCAGCTATCCTACCTATGGCTCTACGGGATATTTTGACCCGACTGGTGTTGCACCGGGGCAGTATCTTGCAGGGCCCGGCCTTGATATTGAGCTTGGGATTTATGTTGTTGAACTGGTCGGCGGCGGCGAAAGTTACCGCCGGGCCAGACTGTCGCAATACCCCGGTGATTGCCCTACGGCGACTTATACATTTTATGTTCCACAAGCGCAGACGTTGCAGACTTACTCGTTCTCGGCGCCAGATCGTACCTATACATTCAGGGCTGATACGTCGCTACCGTTCGGATCATTCCCTGGTATCGGAACGTACTTCACATGAGCTGGCAGGTTGACGCGCTTGCGCACGCACAGGCTGAGGATCCACGCGAGGCGTGCGGCTTGGTGGTGGTGGTCAGGGGGCGCGAGCGGTACCGGCCCTGTCGCAATGTGGCCACAGCCGCTGCTGAGCAATTCATCCTTGAACCCGACGACTACGCCGCCGCAGAAGACGCCGGTGAAATCATCGGCGTGTTCCACAGCCACCCAACCACACCACCAACACCAAGCCCCGCAGACCTCGCCGCCATCGAGCTGGACACGTTGCCGTGGTGGATCGTCAACCCCAAGACCGAAGCATGGAGCGGCCCGCATAAGCCCACCGGCTACAAGGCGCCGCTGATCGGCCGCGAATGGTGCTGGGGTGTGCAGGACTGCTGGACCTTGGCCCGTGACTGGTACGCCGAGCAGGGCATCATCATCCGCGACTGGGATCGCCCCACCACACCTGAGGCATTTGAGGCGGCGCCGATGTTTGACGCTTGCTGGGCTGAGGCCGGCTTCCGTGAGCTAAGCGAAGATGAGCCGCTAGAGCCCGGCGACTTCCTGCTGATGTCCATCAGCGGTAAGGGGCTCAACCACTGCGGCGTCTACATCGGTGATCAACTGGTGTTGCATCACATCCGAGGGCGCCTCAGTAGCCGCGATATGCTCGGTGGCTGGCTACTGAAGTGCGTCGGACGCCGCCTACGATGGAAGCATGGAAAGCCTGCGCACGATTAGGGTCTACGGCCGCCTGGCGCGGTTCCTTGGGCGGCGGACATTTGAGGCAGCCGTTAGCAGCGCTGCTGAAGCGGTGCGGTTTCTACTGGTGAACTTCCCGCAGCTGGAGGCGCACATGAGCCAGCAGCACTACCGCGTCAGTGTCGGCGGCTATGCGCTCGACGAAGGTGAGCTGCATCACCCCTCTGGCCAGCAGGTGATCAAGATCGTGCCGGTGCTGACGGGCGCTGGAGCAGTGGGGCGGATCTTGGCTGGGGTGGCGTTGATTGGACTCTCCATCGCGACAGCGGGGTTTGGAGGCGCTGCGATTGGCCTGTTCGGCGCTGCCGCTCCGATCGGGCTGGGTTCCTTGGCTCTTTCTGTTGGCGGCTTGCTGGTTCTTGGCGGTGTCTCCCAACTGCTCACACCAGTTCCGAAGATGCCAACCGGCGAAGACAGCGCACAGGATCCACGCAAGTCCTATAGCTTCAGCGGCATTCAACAAACCTCACGACAGGGCGTGCCGGTGCCTATTTGCTACGGTCAAACACTGCTGGGGAGCGTAGTAGTCAGCGCTGGCACTGATACGGTACAGGTGGCTGTATGAGCGCAATCAGTGGTGCCGGTGGTCAGAGCGGCTTCGGCAAAGGCGGCGGCAATGCCAAAACGTACACACCAACGGAGGCAAAGGATAACCTCGAATCCAAGCAATACGCACAGCTGATTGACTTGATCAGTGAAGGCGAAATTGAAGGGCTGGTTGATGGTGCAAAGTCAATTTTCTTCGATGGCACGCCACTGCAAAATGCAGATGGCACATACAACTTTCAGAACGTTACCATCTATACGCGCAACGGCACTCAGAATCAAGACTATATCCCCCTGCAATTTGGCCCATCAAACACCAAGCCTGTAGGCGTCACCGTTAAACAAGCAACACCAATCGTTCGCACCATCACCAACGCAGCCGTTGATGCGGTACGCATCACGGTAAGCATTCCTCAGCTCCAGTCATTCTCGGATAAGGGTGACATCAACGGCGAGGCCGCGCATGTCGTCATTTACGTGCAATACAACGGCGGCGGCTACACGATGGTTGTTAGCGATGTCATCCGAGGCAGAACCGCTGATTTATACCAACGCGACTACCTGATCAATCTCAGCGGCGCGTTCCCCGTTGACATCAAGGTTGGCCGCTTCAATCCAGACAGCACCAGCGCGAAAATCTCCAATGAGTTCAGCTGGGCAAGCTACACGGAGATCACATATGAAAAGCTGCGCTATCCCAACAGTGCGCTTGTTGCATTCCGCATTGACGCTGAGCAGTTTTCGCGCATCCCGGAACGCAGCTACTTGGTGCGAGGCATCAAGGTAGCAATTCCAAGTAACGCCACTGTTGATAGCGCCACCGGCCGGCTGATCTACGCCGGCATCTGGAATGGTACGTTTGGCGCCGCGCAATGGACAACCGATCCCGCCTGGATCTTATTCGACTTGCTTGTATCGACACGCTACGGGTTTGGCGATCACATCACTGCCAGTCGGTTAGACAAGTGGGCATTTTATGCGTGCTCGGTCTACAGTTCAGCGTTGGTGCCGGATGGGGCAGGCGGTTACGAGCCTCGATTTAGCTGTAATGTCAACATCCAGACCGCCGAAGATGCCTACAAGCTAATCGGTGATATGTGCTCGGTGTTTCGTGCAATGCCGTACTGGAGCACGGGAGCCCTAACCGTATCGCAAGATGCGCCATCCGATCCGGCCTATATCTTCACGCTGGCAAACGTAACAGAATCTGGCTTCAACTACAGCGGCAGCAGCATCAAAAACAAGCCGACTGTGGCCATCGTAAGCTACCTGGATTTGGAGCTGAGGGATATTGCAAAAGAAGCCGTGGAGGATGCGGCGCTAATCAAAAAATACGGCGTCACAACAGCCGAGATCAGTGCATTCGCCTGCACATCGCGATCACAAGCGCGCAGGATGGGCCGCTGGTTGCTCTACTCCGAATGGTACGAATCTGAGGTATGCAGCTTTACTGCCAGCATTGATGCCGGCGTGCTGGTGCGTCCTGGGCAGATCATCGCCGTAGCTGATCCGGTACGCGCAGGCGCCAGGAGAGGCGGTCGTATCAGCTCCGCCACCACAACTGCGGTGACAGCAGACGACACGACTGGGCTCGCTGTTGATGCCAGTTCAACCCTTACCGTGATTCTGCCCGACGGCACAACGCAGACCCGCGCAGTATCAACACTGATCGGCAATGTCTTCACCGTCAATGCACCGTTCAGCTCGGCTCCTAATGCGAACAGCGTGTGGATCTATGAAACCAGCAACATCCAAGCATCACTGTGGCGAGTGCTGTCCGTAGAGGAACAGGACGGCATTGAATACGCGATTTCAGCGCTTGCCCATGATCCAAGCAAGTACGCCTATATCGAGCAAGACATTCCACTTGTACCGCGCGACACAACGGACCTCAACATCATTCCGCCCGCACCGTCAAACCTAGCTGGCAACGAACTGCTATACGAAGGCACCGGAGGCGTTAAATCAAAAATTGTTCTCAGCTGGCAAGGTGTTGCCGGAGTGAATCAGTATCGCATCCGCTGGCGGGCGGAAAACGGCAACTGGGCAACAGATACGCAGGCGAGGACTGATTACGAGATCCTTGACACCACGGCCGGCACGTATCAAGTCGAGGTGTGCAGCCTTAACGCTGGCTTGGTGCCATCAACTCCACCGGCGCAGTTGACATTCAGCGCCTTTGGAAAGACCGCGCCTCCAGCTGATGTGGCCGGGGTGTCATTAGTCGCTGTTGATAGCTCCAGCGCCATCCTGAGCTGGAATCGCGCAGTTGATTTAGACGTACTGGTGGGCGGCAAGGTGCTGATCCGCCATAGCCAGTCACTAACGCTGGCAGAGTGGGATGCCTCGCAAGAGATTGTCGCCGCTGCTGCAGGCAGTCAGACGCAGAAGCTAGTGCCGCTGCTAGAGGGCACCTATCTGATCAAGTTCGAGGACGACAGCGGCAATCGCAGTGTCAGTGCAACGCTGGTTGTGGCAGACCTACCAACACCACAGCCGCGCTTATTGGTGCAAAACTACGCCGAAGATGCAGAGGTGCCGCCGTTCAGCGGAAACAGTGCGAATATGGCGTATCAGTACGACCTGAACGGACTAATCATCACGTCGGGTATTGCCGTTGATGACATGGCTCCAGATGGCGATTGGGACGCATTGACGGCAGTTGATGGTATCGGTGGTGTTTTGCCGTCTGGTGAGTACGAGTTTGGCAGCTCGTATGACATGGGCGCAGTGTTTGATGTCAATCTTCGGCGCCGGCTTGTCACTGTGCCCTACCTTCCAAACTCAACATGGGACGACCGCGCGGGCGATATTGATACTTGGCCTGCAGTTGATGAAACGGACCTAGATCGCACTGACGCCCGTGTGTACGTGCGCTCTACCGCTGATGATCCAGCTGGAGCGCCAACGTGGAGCGATTGGCGCGAGTTTGCTAATGCCATCGTGCGCGGTCGTGGCTTTCAGTTCAAGATGATCGCCACCACCACCAGTCCAGACATCAACATCGTGGTCAGTGAACTGGGTGCAGTGATGGAACTGCAGCAGCGTACCGAGCAGTCCGCAACGCTGACTAGCGGCGCTGCGTCTTATGGCGTGGTGTTTGCCGAGGCGTTCTATCAAGCCCCGGCAGTCGGCATCACGGCCTACAACATGGCAACAGGGGATTACTTCACCATCAGCGCAACATCACGCCAGGGCTTTACACTGACCTTCAGGGACAGCGCCGGAGCACCAGTGAGCCGCCAATTCACCTACACAGCAGTCGGCTTCGGCCGGGAGATCTGACATGGCACAAGCTGACCTCAATGTCGCCAATCAATCCGGCGCGGGCTTTCGGGCTGACGTAAACAATCAGCTTCTGGCATTAGGCACATTGCAGAGCGGCGCATCGGCGCCTGGCACAACTTACGCCTACATGCTGTGGGCCGACACCAGTACATCCCCTGCAACACTGCGGCAACGCAACGGCGCAAACAACGCTTGGATTGCGCTCGGTCTGCTGGATACCGCCAACTTCGGCCTGCTGGCACTGACCGGCGGCACCTTGACCGGCGCCCTGCTGGTTGACGATGCCGGCACCGCTGCTCTCCCAGCAGTGGCCTTTGATGGCGACACCGACACAGGTCTTTTTCGCAAAGCTGCCAATCAGCTCGGCATCAGCACCGCAGGCATCGAGTGCGGCTACTTTGATGCCAACGGCTGGAACGGTCCTGTCGTTGGCGCGGTGAACCGCTCCACCGCCGTCACAACAACCAGCGGCACCAGCGTTAGCTTCACGTCCTTACCATCTTGGGTGAAGCGGATCTCAATCCACCTCTCGGGTGTCAGCCTTAGCGGCACTGACAACCTGCTGGTGCGGCTCAGCACGGGCAGCTCGTTTGTGACAAGCGGCTACACATCAGGCTGTAACTACACAGATGGGGTCGGCCTTGCGATTGGCGCTGGCGTGACCAGCACGGCAGGATTGGCGATTATCGCGGGGCAGCCTACCAACTCTCAAACAGGCACGTACACGCTTACCAATATCAAGGACAACATCTGGGTAGGTCAGTACGTTGGCATTTTCGATAATGGCACTCAGTATGTCGTCTATGGCGCTGGCAAGGTTGATGTAGGAGGCACCCTGGACGGCATCCGCCTCCTACCCACCGGATCCAACACCTTCGATGCCGGCACCGTCAACATCACATACGAGGGATGACCATGAATCGCATTGAAGTCAACTGCAAAACCGGCGAGATCATTGAGATTCCCCTTACAGATGCAGAACTGGCGGGCATCATGTCATCACTGCCGCCTGCCCCGCCACCGGCACCACTCACCGCACGCGAACGCCTAGAGGCTGCTGGGTTCAGCATCGCTGAGCTGCGTGAGCTGCTGTTTGCTGATGACTGACAGCTAACCTGTAACCATGGCCATTGCACCCGGCATCTACAACACCACGATCCAGCGGCGGGCGGACTTCCCCCTGCCGCTGGTGTTCAAGGATGGCGATGGCAATGCAATCAACCTGACCGGCTGGACTGTGCTCGGTCAGGCGTGGAACGAATCACGCACCACCAAATACGCCGACTTCACCACCACATACACCGATCGCATCAACGGCAGCATCAGCCTTTCGCTGTCGTACATGCAGACGGCAACGCTGCCGGATGAAGTGCAGTACGACGTGATGCTGATTAACCCCAGTGGGCTGCGTGAATACTACCTAGAGGGCATCTTGTACGTCTCCGAGGGATACACCACGCCATGACCACACGCAATACGGTCAATGTCATTGAAGGCACCGTAACGGTCGTCGAAGTCATCACCGCCGGCCCGCAAGGCCCCGCTGGTGGTGGCGGCGGTGCAGGCACTGACCTCAGCTGGGACGCAACCACGCGCACGGTCGCCAGCAGCACCGGCACTGATGCCGTCATCACTGAGGCCACCACAGCCCTGCCGGGCTTGATGTCAGCGGCCGATAAGGCACTCGTCAACCAGGCCGCAACGGTCACCGTCGCTGTTCGCAACAACTCCGGCGTGACCATCCCCAAGGGCTCCGCCGTCTATGTCACCGGCACCAGCGGCACCACCATCACCGTTGCGCTCGCTGACGCCAGCACCGAGGCCACCGCAGCGCAAACGCTCGGCCTGGCGCAGGACGCCATCCCCCACAACAGCAACGGCACGGTGATCGCCGTCGGTGAGCTGACTGGGCTTGATACCTCGGCACTCACCGAGGGCGCCATCATCTGGCTGAGCGAGACCACCGGCGCACTCACCACCACGCGCCCCACGCAGCCGGCCCATGGTGTCGTGCTGGGCTACTGCGTGAAGTCCGGCCCCGGCACCTCGGGCATCGTCTACGTGAAGGTGGACAACGGCCTGGAGTTGGAGGAATTGCATGATGTGCTGATCACCAGCGCGACGACAGACCAGGCCCTGATGAAGGCCGCTGATGGTTTATGGAAGAACAAAACCATCACACCGGCGCTGATCGGTGCTGCTACTGCCGCCCAAGGCGCACTGGCCGACAGCGCCGTTCAGCCGGCAGCACTCAGCAGCTACCTCACCACTGCAGCAGCAGCCACCACCTACCAGCCGCTGGACGCTGGCCTCAGTTCGATCGCAGCGCTGGCCACCACCACGTTCGGGCGGTCGCTGCTCACCCAGGCTGACGCCGCTGCAGCACGCACAACGTTGGATGCTGCGCAGGCGGCGCATGTTCACGCAGTGTTCACCAGCAGCGCCGCAGGCTATGTGCCGGCGAGCGGCGGCGGCACCACCAACTTCCTCCGGGCTGACGGCACGTTCGCTGCTCCGGCTGGTGGGGCGAGCACACCACTGCAGGCGCCTGCCGTCAACAACTGGATCGATCCCATCCTTGGAGCAACAGCGGCAAGTGCTACATCAGTCGCGAATCAGATCTCCTTTTTCCCATTCGTACTGTCACGGTCCATCACCGTTGGCGGGCTTGGTGCGCGTGTTACTACTGTGATTGCCGGTAGCAACATTCAGCTGGCGATTTATTCCGCATCTGGCACAACCGGACTACCTACAGGATCTCCACTCGGCAAAACAGTCAGCCTATCCGGCGGAACTGCAACGACAGTTTCAGACGAAACACTTGCTTCTTTCACGTTGAACGCTGGTCAGCTGTACTGGATGGCCTCCGTCGTTGATGTTGCCGGTGTGGTGCTGCAGGGTGTTGCCGCCAGTTCTACCTATATGGCTTGGGTGTATGGCGGAACACTGACCGAGATCACCGGAAACAACATCGTTGCAGGGTCAAGGCGCACACTGGCCAATCCGGGCGCGTTCGGCACATGGCCTGATATGACATCGCAAAGCACATCGACAGTGCCGGGACAGTCAACCCTTAGCGGAGGAATTGTATTCTTAAAAGTCAACGCACTTCCCTGATCATGATTTCATATACGCTCAACGGCATCATCATCAGCAACGACGATGATCTCTCCTGCCCCCCGCTGGTGCTGCCGCTCACAGCAACACCAGCGGAGGTAGCCGCTGCTGCCGCTGCATACATGCCGCCAGCTGCGAACTTCAATGCCTTTGGCTTATGGTTGCTCACCGACCCAGGCGTCCAAGCCGCTTACGATCAAGCCTTTGCCGGAGACAAGCTGACGGCTGGCACGCTGCAGCCGGCGGTGCTCGCTGCAGCCGGCGGTGACGCCAGCTACCTCCGCGCCGTGCTCCTGCTGCTGCGCCGGCAGGGCCTCTTGGGAGACGACGTGCTCCAAGCCATGGCGGCAAAGGCAACGAGCTGTCACCTACCAGCTGAGTTCATCCAAGCCATTGATGGCTAGTCTGATTGCAACCTCTGCAACGCCATGCCAGAACACGTCACGCATACCGATATTTATCACCGGCTTGGCGTCATCGAGGGTGCAATTCAAGGAATCAACCTTCAGCTAGCGCAGAAACGGGACGACATGAGTACCGTTTTCAGTCGCCTTCGCTTCATTGAAGCAAAGGTTGCAGTGGGCATTGGCATTGCCATTGTGCTGAGCGTTGCTGCTCCGATTGTTGTTACGGCCATGGCGCCTCGGATCCTGTTTCAGCAAGTAGAATCAAACCAGCCACGCTAAATCAATGAAACCCGAGCATATTGCACTTGGCCTTTTTGTTGCTTCTGAGCTGGTTGGCATGTCAAAACTCAAAAGCAACAGCATCTTGCAGTTGATCCTAAAAGCAGCGCAGCAAGCCTTTCCGTATAAGCGCTAATGGCAGCACCCATCACTCTGGAGCAACTGTTTCGCTACTGGCGCGATCTGCCGCACCAGCGGGCGGCCATCGGCGAACTTGAGGCAGACTTGAGCGCCAACGGCTACGCGGTGGCAATGCGACGTGATCGCGAATGGTTCAAGACCTGGAGCACCGCCGGCAAGCAGATCGACACCAGCGATGCGCTGAAGCTGATCCGAGAGTTTGAAGGTTGCGCATTGATCGCGTACCCCGATCCACTCACCGGCGCCGCACCATGGACCATCGGATACGGCGCCACGCGCTACCCCGATGGCCGTGAGGTGAAGCAGTACGACAAAATCACTGTCGTCGAAGCTGATACCTTGCTTCGCCTTGAGGTTGACCACATCGCCGGCAAGTTGCACGGCATCATCCCGTTCTGGTCTGCAATGAAGGACCAGCAGCGTTGTGCGCTGATCTCATTCGCCTTCAACCTTGGCAGCAACTTCTACGGTTTTGATGGCTTTGAGACCATCACCCGGCGCATTGCCGAGAAAGACTGGTCGAAGGTGCCTGATGCACTGCTGCTCTACTGCAACCCAGGAACACCCGTAGAGGCTGGCCTCAAGCGGCGCCGTGAAGCGGAAGGGCGCCTATGGCTGCAAGGGATCGGCCTGCCCGAGGTGCAGCAGCAACCCGCCAAGCTGACGCCTGCCAGTAGCTTCTCTGCGCGGCTGACGCCTCACATCACGCTAGGCGAGTTCGCACTAGGGCAGGAGGATCGGCGATTCCGTTACCCCCATCAGCTCGATACTGCAGCAGAGCTGGCGGCATTCCTTGAACGCTGCCGCGTGCACTTCGGCGGCAAGCCGATCATCATCACTAGCGGCTACAGGCCACCCGAGATCAACCGTAGCGTTGGTGGTGCCAGCCAGTCGGAGCACCTGTACGACACCAAGGACACCGGCGCGGTTGACTTCTACATTGACGGCGTTGATGTGCACAAGGTGCAGGATTGGTGTGATACCAACTGGCCGTATTCAGTAGGCTATGGCGCATCAAAGGGCTTCGTGCACCTTGGCATCAGGCCAGGCCGGCCACGTATCCGTTGGGATTACTAGCCATGGAACCAACGATTGAGCAGCGCCTATCACATGAGCAGCATCATCGTTGGTTGCATGAAATGCACCGCCGTGGCGACTACGAAGGTCTCCTGAAGGCGGCGGTGCTGCTAAATACGCTCTACTACCAAGAGCGCATCAAGGTGCGATGGGCGATCAATGAAGCCGCCGCTAACCTCGGCTCGCAGTTACAACCTGATCGCCGTTATACCGACCCGTCAAACGGTAACTCTTGAGCGGTAGTTCTTCCATCCGGTGGAACACCATCTGCCCGATACGCATCCCAGGCCACAGCGGCACCGGGTGCAGCTGGCGGTTGTTGCGCAGCTCCAGCGTTAGAACAGAGCCGTGCCAACCTGGGTCACACCACACGGCAAGGGCCTGATCGAGGCCACTCCTGGCGCGGCTCGACTTCAGCCTGAACTCCGCCGCGATCGTATCCGGCAGGTTGAACGTCTCCATCGTCTGCGCTAGGACGAACTGCCCCGGCCGCAACAGGTACGGCTCAGCTTCGGTGTGATCCTGCAGCGGATATGGCACTAGCTCAGGCCCCTCGGCTGACTCGATCAGCAGCATCCCACCGAGCAGCACGTCATGACTGGTGGGGTTCAGCTGGTCGGGGTTGAACGGCACGATCAGGCCGTCATGGGCGGCATTCTGGATCTGCCAGTCGGGCAGGGTCGTCACTCTGCAACCTCCATCAGGCCGGTGTAAAGCGCGTGCATCGGATGGCTGGGATCATGCCGGCCGTCTTCTTCGTAGCGGCGGTCCAGTTCGTCTTGGCGGGCTTGCTGCTCGCGTGGGTCGCAGTCGTAAGGCATCAGATCACCGTCTTGGTGTTGTGGTTTGGGTCGCTCTCATCGAGCTGATGGCATTCTGGGCCGAAGCCCGTTGCTTGGTGTTCGGCGCTCAACCCATCAGCCGTAGCGACAGTGCGCTGCTGATCAGCAGCCGCGAGTGATGCGATCCAGTTGTCAAAGCTGGCACGGATCGGTATGCCTTTCATTGTCAGCTTCAGGAACCGCCGTAGATCTTTCACCTCACGGAAGAACATGCTGGCGCCTGAGCTATACGCAACCCAGAATCGGCCGTTGAAATCACGGCCGGTTTCGACGTATTGATGCGGGCTGAGCTGTAGCATTTCGCGTTTCATTGGCCCTCGCTGGCGGCAAGTTCTTGTTCAATAAGTGCTATAAAGTCGTTCAGTCTTTTTACGTTTTTTGTGCAGGATGCAATTAATTTTTCGTACGCACGGATGCTGTTGCTGTTCTCATCCCTGCTCGTGGCTTTTATTCGCCTCAATGCAACCAGCGCTTCAGCGCGGGAGGCGCAGAACGCTTTATCTTTGGCGAACCTGGCGTAGCGATTACTGCCGAACCAGATTGATTTCTCGGTTGCTCGATCGACATACACTTCCTCAATATGCGCGTCTACAGAGTCGCGCAGTGCAGTGTCATTGATTTGCCACCTTGAAACCTCGAACATCTTGATCTTGTTTGATGATGCGTCTGTCATTGTTGAGTTTGATGAGTTGATTGACTTTCGGCTCCACTAGGTGCCAGCTGCTGACCGTACCGCAGCGACCGTCAACACACACGCGGATGGCTCCGTCGGGTAGAGTTTGAGCGTACATTCGTTATGTGTGGTCAACAGTCCGCTGGGCAGGCAGCGGTGAGGTGGTGCAGATGCGTGAGTCGGCCACTACCTGCCAACCACTACGGTCAGCCAGATCGTAGCCAGCAGCATCCCACCAAGCCACGTCAGGCCGAACACGACGACCGGGGGAAGGCGCGTCATGATAGGCGCCATGTGGCAGCGGCACGGCGCACAATGTCAAGCTGCGCCTCTACTGAGTGCCCATTCGCAACACCAACTTGCACGGCAGCTTCAAGCGCATCAAGCCCGCCCATGGCCTGCATTGCCATAGTCGCCATCAAGCGGTGCTCTGCGTCCGTCATCCCTTCCTCCCTGGGGAAGATCTCAGAAACAAGGTCTTCCAGTTGCTTGCGGATTTCGCTCATTGGTTCATCTCCTCGAACAGCCCGCAATGGCAATACTCAAAGCCGCGTTCGCAGGGGCCACCGCACTCAGCAATGGTGGCGGGGGATGGACTGCAAAACCCGCGAGCGCGGCGATGATACGCCGTAGCGTCGGCCCGATGGTAAGCCTGACGCCTCCCCCGGCGGTCTTGCTGTTGCCACAGCACACCACTCGACGCAATGCCTGTAGCAAACCCGGCAATCCAGATGATGATGGCGCGCATCACTCCACCTCCGTCGGCAGGTGCTTGGCCAGCACGAGCTACCCAGTCAGTCATTGTCATCCTCCAGCATTTCTTTGTTGATTCTGGACTGCCAATACTGCCATCTCACGAGAGCAGGAATAGCGGAGGGCTCAATACCCATGTTCTCAAGCAAAAGCTCAAACCACTCGGCAAATGCCTCAATAACAGCATCTACTTTTGGAGAATCTGGGGCATAGTCCAGAGCTTGTCCAATCATAATTTGCAGTTTAGTGTGATCACTCATCGCCCACCCTCCAGCTCGGCGGCGATGGTGAGGATCTGGTCTCGCATTACGCAGCGCAACCTCAGCGCCTGAATTGAAAAGTTGTCCTTGTCAAAATCGTCAGGCTCCGGCACCACCTGATCCGCCAGCGCACGCAGCGCGGCGGCTAAGGCGTCGCCATAGTCCGTGAACACACCAGCCTCATCGAAGGCTGCGTTGTAAGCGTCCCAGATGGCCTGCGCGGCTGGGCTTAGGGGTTGGGTCATTGATTAGCCTCCAGCCGTTGCAGGCGCTCCAGGGCGTCTAGGGCGTGGCGGATGGGTTCAGCCATCGCCAGTGCTCCTTCGTGCCCTATGGCGTTGATCAGTTGATCGAGGTGTGCTCGCGCCTCCTCCGCCAAGCTCGGGGGCTTGGGGCGGCGGGCGGCGCGGAGCTGGCCAATGATCTGCAGAGTTACACCACGCTGGCGCAACCACTCACAGCACGCCTCCATCTCCTTGCCGGCGCCCCATTGGGCGGCTTTCTCTGAGACGTACTGCATCCACTCCACGGGATCGCGTGGGCTGAGTCGCTGCGCCTGCTGAGCCCATAGCTGTCGTAGCTCCGGCGGCGGTGTGATGGGGTGTTGGGTCATCGTGATACTCGAATGGTTGATAGTGGATGATCGGTGCAAGCCTTGAGGTAATCGCAACAAAAGTCGTACAAACACTCCCAGTTGCCCCAACCGTTAGGCGGATTGTCTTGCTCGCACACTATGCGATACGTGGCTAGGAATGCAATGCCTTTCGAGATTGGTTCGATCAACTGGTAAGCAGTGATGATGCCAATTTCCTCAGGGCGCCATAAGCATTCGTATAAGCCAGCAGTGCCAGCCATCTTAGTCAGATTGTGAGTGATGTTGCGCCGGTAAAGACGATCACCGTTTTCATCCTCTAAATACACATCAAGGCTCATTGTTGATCCTCCAGTTGTTGCAGGCGCTCCAGGGCGCGGCGGATGGTATGGATGGCTGTGCAGTGGGTATGAAGTGGCATATCCAAATGCCTATCCACCCAAATCAGCTCCTTCAGCGCCTCCTCCGCCAAGCTCGGGGGCTTGGGGCGGCGCAGCTCCATAAGCAGCTCTCTTGCACTGCCGCTTGTTAGCTCTACACCGCAATCGCAGTATTCAGCCAATTCCCTGCAGCACGCCTCCAGCTCCTGGTCTGCGCCCCATTGGGCGGCACGAAGCGCGATGTGTTTGGCGTAGATGCCTCCCTTCTCGTTACCTCCCTTCTGCACCAGCTCCGGCGGTGGTGTGGCGGTGGCCATCTGCTCCGCCAGCCCGCAGTAGCCGGTGCCCTCGTCGCTGGAGCGGATGTGCGGGCAGGTGGCGCCGGCCCCTAGGGCCTCGATCCGCTGCAGATGCTGATCGCTCCAGCGCATCAGCTTGTCAACGTCCTTGCCCCACTCCAGCGCGGCAAGGCGCATGGTCTCGTAGCTGCCCTCCAATTTCTCGATCCTGGCGCGGAGTTCGACGATGTTGGCATAGCCGCGCATTCCCTCTGCAGCCCAACTCTCAACGTCGGCCCATTGCTCAGGCGTGGCGCGGTGTGGTTTGGTGTCAGTCATGCAATCCTCAGGCGTACTTTGATTTGATTGATGCAGGCATTCTCAAGTTGCCGCGCTCGTTCGCGGCTGATACCCAGCTGCTGCGCAAGTTGTGAACGGCTAAAAAAATCAGGGCTTAACCTCAGCTGCAAGAACTCCTGATGGCGTTCCGGTAGTTGTGGTATCACCGCCTTCAGCAC